TATATGAATTTGACAAAAGAAGAAGAAAAAATACTAGATGAAAGACTAAGAAAAGTTATTTTAGATTTTCAAAAAGAATTTGAATGTGAACCTGATTTTTATAATGTTTCTGATGTAGAAGTTATAAATCTAATAGGAGTGGTTGAGTAAAAATGGTTAGATACAATATAGAGGTGAAATATTTATCTTTTGGTAAAGAGCATACAAGTGAAGTTTACTATAATGCACTAGATAATTTAAATGAAGAAGAAAAAGAAAGAGTATTACAAGGTTATCTTGACATAGTAGAAACTTATAAAGGATTTGAAGGATTCTTAGAAAGTCATATTTGGAAAGATGAAAATAAAATAAGAGTTATAAATAATCATATTTTTAGAGAAAAACATATGACAGATGAAGAAATGGAAGAAAAACAAATAGAATTCTGTAAAAGTATGAGAGAAAATTATAGAGAAGCTGGAAAGGCTTTAGAGATTTTAGAGTATTCTATGACTGAGGTGAGTTAATGAAACAAAGATTTGAAATTCCATTAAAAATTACAAGTAAAGATTGGGGATTAAATAAGATATATTCTGGAGTTCATTGGAATATTCGTTCTAAAGATAAAGAATATATAGCTACTCTTGTAAGAAGTATTGTAGGAATAAAGAAACCTTTTGAAAATCCAGTATCAATAAAAATGTATTTTAATAGTGGATTAGATGTATCTAATCATGCTTATCTTTTTAAGATGATAGAAGATGCTTTAGTAAAATGCAAATTAATTAATGATGACACAGATAAGTATGTAAAATCTATAACTATGGAAAAGCAAAATTCTTTTAAAGGTGTAATAGTAGAAGTTGAAGAAATATAGGAGGAGATAAATATGGAATATAGAGATGAAATGGAACAATTTAAAAAATATGTAAAGATTGGAATATTTGGAGGAGTAGCTGGTTTATTACTTATACTAGCTCTAATTAATTGTTATACTGTTGATACTGGAGAAGTTGCTATAATATCAACATTTGGGAAAATAACAAGAGTTGAAACTGAGGGTTTGCACTTAAAAATTCCTTTTGTTCAAGGGAAGACATTTATGGAAACAAGAGAAAAAACATATATTTTTGGAAAAACAGAAGAAATGGATACAACAATGGAAGTTTCAACAAAGGATATGCAAAGTATAAAATTAGAGTTCACTGTCCAAGCTTCTATCACAGACCCAGAGATTTTATATAGAGCTTTTAATAATAAACATGAACAAAGATTTATTAGGCCAAGAGTTAAAGAAATAATACAAGCTACAATAGCAAAATACACTATTGAAGAGTTTGTAAGTAAAAGAGCAGAGATATCAAGATTAATATTTGAAGATTTAAAAGATGATTTCGCTCAATATGGTCTGTCTGTAAGTAACGTGTCTATAGTTAATCATGATTTCAGTGATGAATATGAAAAAGCGATAGAAAGTAAGAAAGTAGCAGAACAAGCTGTAGAAAAGGCTAGAGCAGAACAAGAAAAACTTAAAGTTGAAGCGGAAAATAAAGTAAAATTAGCAGAATATGCTTTACAAGAAAAAGAATTACAAGCAAAGGCTAATGCTGTTGAAAGTAATTCATTGACTCCTCAACTTTTAAGAAAGATGACCATTGAAAAATGGGATGGAAAACTTCCAAAAGTTCAAGGAAATAATTCAAATACATTAATTAATTTAGAATGATTGAAATAGGAGAACTTAATGATAACAGAGGATATAAAAAAAGCAATACAAACTGAAGTAAAAAAACAATTAGGAGTTTTAAAAGATAATGATGGTTCAGGTAAAAATACATTAACACCATATGAGAAAACTATCAAATTATTAAAGAATTACAAATATTATAAAAACAGAATAGAATATTTAAAAAATAATTTAGATAATATTGAAATTAAGAAAAAATATTCTATTGAGGAAATAAAAGCAGTTAATAATAAGAATTTAAGTGAAATGGAAAAAAGGGAAATAATAAAAGAGGAAAGATTAAAAGAAATAGAATTTTTTGAATATGGAATTAATTTAATTGATTATGGATTATCCTCAATAGAAGGTGAAAAGTACAAAGATATAATACCACTAATTTATTTTGAAAAATTAAGAATGGAAGATGTTGCAGAAAAATTTAGTGTAGATACTTCAACAATTAAAAGAAATAGAAATAAATTAGTTGAAATTATGAGTTTTTCTATATTTGATAGTGAATTTTTAAAAGGTTTAATAAAAAATTTCTTTTAAAATGCACCTAATTTGCACCTTTTTTGCCCTTGTAATGAACTTTTATATGTTATATAATGTTAATATACGAAAGTTTAAAACAAACAAGTTATTGACTCTTGTAAAAAAGTCAAAATTAATATGGTGCATCGGGCTAATATCCTGGCTAGACGCGATAGTCTTTCATTGGTGAGAATCCAATATGCACGCCATTAAATATCAATACTCTCGTGATTCTTAAATGAATAGGATACGTCCTCTGCGAGAGTTTTTTTAATTTCATATAATATTTTTATCTTTTCAATTTACATTATATATTTTTTATTTTTTTTATAAGAGATATAATAAAAGAAAAATAAAAATAGGAGATGATTTAAAATGTTTGAATGCCCCAAAGGGAAAAGAAAATTTATTGTTTTCGTACCAGAAGAAGGTGAAAGCATAGATGATTTAAGTATAACAGAAAATACTGAAGGATATGGAGAGGTTTATGCTAAAAATCTAAATGAAGCAAAGATGAAAGCTTTTGAAGAATACGGAGAATGTGTAGTTCAATGGAGAAGAAAAACAGGATGGAAAGGTGGATATGACTATCCTGTAACAAAAGAAATATATGAAAATTTAAATAAAAAATAGTTTTTTTATTAAGAGAGCTCAAGAGGTTCTCTTTTTTTTATGAATTGGAGGTGAAGTAGCATTGAAGTTGAATGCAAGGCAAAAGGCTTTCTGTGAGTTTTATGTAGCTAGTGGCAATGCTACTGAAGCTGCAATAAAAGCTGGATATAGTGAGACATATAGTAAGACAAGAACTAACGTTTTATTACAAAATGTCGAGATTTGTCGATATGTAAATGAACTACAAGAAAAAGCTAAAAGTAGTAGAATTATGACAGCTATAGAAAGAAAAGAATTTTTAACTAAGATGATATTAAAAGAAGAAACAAAAGACACTGATAGATTAAAAGCATTAGATATATTAAATAAAATGGATGGAGAGTATACTCAAAAGGTTGAGGTAAATGGAAATATAAACTCTAATCCATTTTCTAATCTTACAACTGATGAATTAAAAGAAATAATAAAAGATTAAAGGAGGTGTTGTGGGGGTGTATGATAAAGAATTAATAAAATTAGAAGCTAAAAAAGAATTAGCTAGGAGAGATTTCTGGTATTATTGTAAATTACTAGGAAAAAAAGACTTTTACAATGATAAAAAAGAATATTTAAAAGATTTATGTAATCAGTTACAAAGTTTTATTGATTCTAATAAAAAGATATTAGTTATTAATATGCCTCCAAGATTTGGAAAATCTTACACAGCAACCTTATTTGTGCAATGGTTATTAGGAAGAAATAATAAGTTAAAAATTATGACTGGATCATATAATGAAACTCTTTCTTCTACATTTGCTAAACAAGTAAGAGATATGATAGCAACAGAACAGACACAAGGAGTAACAGTTTATAGAGATATATTCCCAGATACTAAGATTAAATATGGTGAAGCTTCAATGAATAAGTGGGCTTTGGAAGGAAGTCAAGTTGCAAATTATTTAGCTACATCTCCAACAGGAACTGCAACAGGATTTGGAGCAGATTTAATAGTTATAGATGACTTAATAAAGAACTCAGAAGAAGCATATAACTCTAATGTCCTTGAAAAGCATATTGATTGGTTTACTAATACTATGTTATCAAGAACAGAAAAAGGTTTTAAATTAATAATTATAATGACCAGGTGGGCAAGTAATGACCTAGCTGGTTTTATTTTATCTAATTATGATAATGTGGTTCATATAAATTATAAAGCTAT